TGGCTGATCCTATTTCATTAGGTCTGATCGTAGAGATGACCAAAGCGGAGTTTGATGCCCTAAAACCTTTGCCAATAGAAGAGATAGAAGAGATAGAGGAGATATGGGAGATAGAGGAGATAGAGGAGATAGAGGAAGATATATTTTAAAGGTTAAAAAACCTGCCTCTTCAAAGTCTTAAAGATGTCATACAAGCATTGATCACGCTTGCTCGCTTCCCTCACTTTATTCTTAATCTCAAATGAGTGTGAGGTGTGAGCTATATCACGCTTAATTACCCAACCATCCTCAATAAAGTAATCTGAGTCCCAATCAAATACCTCTGAAATATAATCAAGAGCAATCAAGTGTCTTTGGCCTTGGGAAATCTCAATTTCTACTTCCTGCTTACCTGTAATCTTCATGAATTGTTATTACACTATTTGTATCCAAGTTGTCAAGAGGATTATCAATCTTTAATAAAAGTTATATCGCGCACTTCAAGGTCTTCTGGGTTCTTTCTAGCGCGAGCTTCCGCTTTTTTAAGTTCATCTTCTGTGAAGAGAAAGTGTCTATCGTCATCAGAACTAATCTGAATATAGACAAGCGCACCATTACCTCTCTTCTCATTATTGACAACAGCCTTAATATATGCGTATTTCATGATGGTATTACCCCTAATTTATTCGTATTCAAAAAACGATTCTTCAATACCACCCATAATATTATCTACTTCTACTGGGCATTCGCTCAGAATGTTAGATAACATTTCATTTTCCTCCTCTGTAGGTTGTTCGGAATCATCAAGGATCTTCTGGAATCTTTCTATAGAACCAAAGTTATCAATAATATCTCCGTCCTCCAACTCGTAAGTGCGAACTTGCTGGAGAGAGCGAAGTTCAATTTTTTTAATTTGCATAATTTATTAAAGATTAAAATTACTCTGCCGTGATTACACCACCAAAAACTTTCTCTGCGAGTTCTTGTTCATCACCCGAAATACGTTTTCCATTAGGATGGTATGCTTTAAAATTTTTAACTTTCTTACCATTCATCCAAACTAGAGATATGTGTTTTTGTCCATTCTCATGCCATGAGTCAAACGGCCCATGCAGTTTACCGTCTTTAATCCCAGCTTTAACTAGAAGTTTACCATTTGGATGAAACCTAACAGATGTCCCTGAAAATCGACTATCTCTGTCCATGCTTGCAGACGTATAAAATGTAGCCGTAAGATTATTAGTATACAAATCCTGACCGTTTACAGTCGGCCCGTTTGGATAATCTGGATAATCTGAGGCGCGAGAAACATACGCCTTTACTACACGGTGGGTTAATAATGAAGTTAGGACGACGAGGACTGATAATATTACTGCTTTTTTCATAATGTTTTGCGCCAACTATTTAAAGTGTGCTTAAATGGATTCTCTTCGATATTCTCAACCAAGTCAAGCATTTTTTGAGCGATTTCTCTAATTTCTTTCTGAGCATGTTCACTATTCCTAAGTTTTAGGAAGTTGGCAAAGCTTCTCATGTTAAATTGAACGTCTGCTTGGATGCGACTATTGTAAGTTTTAAAGAACCGTGCGGATTCCTTTGCTCGTTTACGCCCTAACTCTGGCTCAAGTTCAGCGATGCATTGGTGGTAAAGCTCATTCCCTTTTTGTGTATAAGACACTAACATTTCCTGCCAAAAAGCTGGCCAATCTTCAGGAATAAACATTTTATCTTCCTTAAGCTCTTTGTAGCGAGCCGACTCAGCATTGAGTGAAGAAATACGATGCTTGAGTAAATGAATGTGAGAAGCGATGTCACAGTCAACAAGAAAGTGAACACTGCCTTTCTCAAAGGGAGTTTCGTGTCCGTTGCTCCAAAGCATGTCGATGAGCTTCGGAATTCTCTCTCTTTTCTTTTCATCCAACTCTCTACTTGTTGAAGTCCATGCGCTACAAGCGATGACCTCATCAGATCCATAGTGTCCAAGTAATTCTACTGTATTTTTCATATTTTATCAATATTTAAATGGATTTGCCGTGATAAATGTATCTGGCATTATCTTCCTAACATATACATACCCTGAATTACGATAAGAATCAAGCATGTGATTTGTTAATGTTCTAAAAACCATTGGGTTTCTATCTTGCTGGCCTCTCTCGTCTCTTCTAACACTCCAATCAGAATAAGTGGTTGCTTGGCCCATTTCAAAGTCCATTCCTAACTGCTTCGCTATTCCCCAAAAATAAAACTCATCAGCAAAGATAACTTTTTCTTTCACAAAGAACTGAGACCAGTACTCAAAAGTCTCAATAAATACTTCCACATCTTTTCTTCGGCAAACAAAAAACTGGCAAACAGCGTTATACTCACCAAAATCGTAACCTTTTATCCCCTCCTTGAAAAGCTTTTGGCTCTTAACTTTTGTGTGAAAACTAAAATGTTTGGCAAAAGTCATTTTTTTATACTTTTTTTTGATCAGGTCTACTGTGGTATTTAAATCATGCAGTGGGAAATGAGAATCGCTAATTAAGGTAAAGTATTCGTTCTCCTTATCCTCTAGAGCCGCTTTCATTAACTCTATTGTAGCTTCCACTAACGAAAAGTGACCCCAAGCTGTGGGAACAGTATTTTTTATGCAGTGATTAGAGAATGAGTGCTTAGTTTGATGTTTTGAGTGCAAATAAAGATTAAAGCAGTCTTTGCTCCCCTGATTAAAAAACTCCTCCCAAATGCGATTGTGGTAAAAGGAATTCATTGTTAAGTTCAAAAAAGCTACTTTTTCCATTAATTTGTGTTTATAGTGTATTATAATAGTATAACCCAATTATACTATGGACAATTTTGAAAATCCTTTAGAAAGTCAGGCCAGCGTCAATGATGCTGGAGAAATGGAAGTCACCATCGCCAAGAAGTATTCTCAAGCAGAAGCTGGAGTTTACAAGTCTTACATGAGCATGTGTGCTATGGAAGACAAAACTTTTACAGATACTGCTGGGATGGGAGATAAGGAGACTTATAGTGCTTGTGCTGTGCAATATGGCAAAATGCGAGCTATGATGATGGACGATAGCAAGGGAGAACTTACTGAAAAGCAAAAAAAACTTCCACCTGCTCTCCAAAAGAAAATCATCGAAAAGATGAAAAAAGAGGGGAAATATAAAGAAGAAGAGAAAGAAGAAAAAGAATAATTGATTTTTATATATTTTTTCTATAAAATCTTTTAGTGAAAACGATTGTTAAAAAGAAATTAGAAATCGAAACCAAAAGACATGATTTCGATAACGAATTTGCTTACATCGAAACGTGGCACAACACCCAGCTAAAAGATTGTTTTTTTGCAGAGAAGCAATTCCTCTGGCCTGATGGTAGCCTGAAGGCTGGAGGAAAAAAATATTTCTTAGGTAGGAGTCCTGATTCTCCAGAGAAGGAGATTAAATGCGTAAACTATAATAATTTTGACTATTTTGACCATCTCTACTTTTTTGGTGAAAACGGAGAGGTTATAAATATTCTATGTAAGTAATGGCTGAAGATCCGAACAAGCCGCTATCGCAAACTTACCACGTTCAAGGTAATAGAGCAAATGCCGCTTCATTTATTTTGTATTCAACTCCTTTCCTCCCAGAGATAAAGCAGCTGGGAGATACAGTTGAGGTTAAATTCAACGAGGGTTATATCTTCGATCATGCGAATATGACAACGGATGATTTCGATGGTAAGACTAGCGATAATGCTTCAATTCCTCGCATTAAAGTTGAAGACTTAAAGCATACTCATGCCGAAGGTGAGGAAATTGAATACTCTATAGAAATACAAAGAAATCGAAAAAGTGGGGAAGTAATTGCAGCGAAAATTATCAGAAGTTATAATAAATCTAATTCACTGACTTTTAGGAATTTTATTGTAGAAAATGAAGTAGATACCTTGGCCCCTGAAACTTTACCCGCATCAGCAGGAAATAACGGAGAAAACAGTTACGTCTACATGGATTTAGCTGATTTTAAGGGCTTCGAACTTAAAGAACTTTATGTAAGAGAAAATATTCACGTTTACTATAGAGGTTTTGAACAACTAGGGAAGCAAAACAATGTGAACCATGACTTGATAGACGCTTCTGACGAAGTTTATTCAATAATTAATGCAACAGGACTTAATACAGATGATTTCACTCGAAATACTTCAACTGGAGCAAATGGAATGATCGGAATAAAATCTATAGCTAGACGGAAAGATAAGGATGGTAGCACATTAGAAGACCAAAATATTATTGAAATTGAAAAAGATGAAGATTATATTGTATTATTTGTCCCACGGTTCGACGATGAATCGATAAATGAGCGCCTAACTGCATTGGAGGCGGCGGGGGCATCTTCTGGGGGGTGATTAAATGCTCTTTAATGTTTAAAAATAAAGTTCATCGAAGAACCTATTCCCATTATATGCCTTATCATCAATCCAGAAATCATACGCTGGTTTATCTGTTTTTAACTCAGTATATTTGACCCCCCACCCTTCAAGCTGCTTCTTTGTAAAATCTGACCAATCTTTTCCTGAGTTAGCTCCTCTGGCAGTCCAGTAAATAATTGTATTACCACTATCAAACAAGCTATTAAAATAATCAATGCGCGTTTTCATAGGGCGAGCTAATTCATATCTGCCCCGACTATCTGTGCAAATAGTCCCATCAATGTCTACGATAAAAGTTCTCATAGTTCTTTAATTTTTGTTATAATTTTCGTGGCGCTTATATCCTCAGAGAATGGGACAAAAGATACCTTTGTTTGGCCACACGATGCCTTCTCAGAGGGATGAAGAGTCGCGACATTATAATCTCCACCCTTATACCAACGGGAGGGCTTGAAGTGTCTCAGGTAGCCAGAAACTGTTGGGTCATTAAAAACAAAAACATGGTCAACGCACTCATGACAAGCTACAAGAAAGGCTCTCTGTTCTTGGCTAATAATAGGTCTTTCTGAACCCTTATTTTGCTTAACGCTTTCATCTCCGTTCACGCCAACAACTAATTCGTAATCATCAGGTAAATCTTCCTTAATTGATTTCAGAAGGTGTGCATGACCTGCGTGGAATAAGTCAAAGCAACCATTAGTAAAAGCCATCTTTTTCGTTCCCGTCGAAAAATGGTGCATGATCTTAGTTGTATTAACTATTTTAGGGTGATTCATATCGTTGCTGTTCCTGCTTTACTAACGACGATGCTACAACAAGTCTGAGCATACTCAATAGCTAAATCTATATTTTGATTAAACAAATAGTTAGTCGTAAAAGCAGCAAGGAAAGTGTCGCCAGCACCACTCACATCTCTTACTTGAGCCACAGATTTTAAAGGGTATTTTTTTCCTCTGAACCTACATCCTTCGCCCCCCGAAGTAACAATAAGGTTTTTCATCTCCATACCCTTAAATCCATTTTCTTTGTATTCCTTTTCGTTGATTTTAATCAGATCAAATGAATCAGCCCACTTTGAATTATATTTCTTTTTAGTGTCTAGAAAAGACATTTGAGCGTTATCTGCAATATATTTTAAATCTTTGTCTGTCAGGTATCCTTTGTTGTAATCAGAAACAATCACAGCGTCATAAGACCACACCTCCGCTTCACGCAACTTTAATTTATTAATCTCTGTATACTCGTCTGAATCAACGCGCAAAAACATTTGATTAGAATTGGAGTCAATATATCTAACTTTTGCTCCAGCGCTTCTATTACTTTTAATCTCTACCTCTGCTTTTTCGCCTAAATCATCAAGGCAAGCAATGACATTTCTATGGACGTTAAAGGCCATGCCCATAAAAGTCACTGAATCCTCTTGCTTGAAAACAGGAACTGGAGCTTCTGGGCATAGTCTATCAGCAGACCCATAAGTAAAAATATCTAAACATGACTCTCCAATAACAAGGATCTTTTTCATTTCTGAGAATCTCCTTTTTGAACCCTGTAAGAGTCTTCTTCAAAATGTTGGGTGCTTACTTCGAATACAGAAGATTCTTCTATAGCAACGAGTTTATGAGGTATGCATGGCTTTAAATGAACTGTGTCGCCAAGCTGCAAGATCATTTCTTTTTCTTCTGCATTACTCAAATCATAGTATTTTAAAAGGAGTTTACCTTTTATTACAGCCCAAGTTTCTTCTTTCTTGATGTGATAGTGCATAGAAAACTCCGCTCCTTTATTAAACTTTAGGAGTTTGCCGCAGTAAAGTTCATTATTTGTAACCCAAATCTCTTTACCCCAGCCCTTTACATGAGTTTCAACAACACCTTTGATTGGCTCCATGTTCATTGACTAATTCTAACTAGAATGTATGAAAAGTCAATAGCTAATCATAAAAAAACCGTCCCGAAGGACGGCTTTTAAATTATTTAAAATGATTTATGTTTATCCCCGCTTTTGTCTTCCTCTTTTTCTTTTACCTCGCCTTTATTAGAAATGGCTGAGTAACAGCAAAGAGATGTAACAATTGATAAGAAAATTATCCTCACGGCTCAATTGCATAAATTATGATGCGTTATTTATCGCCTTTATCTTTAGCTTTACCAAAATTAATGCTGAGAAAATCTACGATTTTGTAAGCTTTCGACAGCCAAGTCCCCTGCTTTGGGGTTGGGGAAGCAGCGGCAAATGCACTAGCCGCAGCAATAATGGCACAAGCCCAGTTAAACCAAGCCTGATCTTCAACGAATGATGTAATAATCTCAATAATATCCATAACAATATTTTGTTTGTATAGCTTATTACACCAAGCTAGGGGGCAGGGAATTATCGACCCTGCCCATTATAGGGTTTTTTGTAGTTCGTAGAGTTTTTATTCTTAGAGGTCTTGCTTTTAGCATGAACTCCTTTGCGCCTAATCTTCTTTTTAGCCTCGTAAGTTTTATTTGCTTTTTTCATCGTTAATCTTTTACAAATTGTCCATCCACCATCTTACCAGTACGACCCTTAATTACATCATAAGCTGCATTTAAACAGTCTGTGGTTCCCAGATCCACCATCTTAGCGAGTAAAACAATAGTCACTAACATATCTCCAATGCCATCTTTAACTTCTGCAAGAATATCCTCTTTAGTTGGAGTAGGCATTCCAATATCTTCCATCAGATCACGCTGATAATCAAAATCATTTAGTTTTTTTAAAGCTTCTCTTGTTTCATCAAGCTCTTCTTGCGTTTTATCTAGTTGTCGAAGTGGGGTAGAAGAATCTAAAATTCCTTTACTTTCTCCCCACTCAATCACTAATTTACTTAGTTCTTCGTATTCCATATATGGTCTTAGTATAAGGATATTTTAAACCGTGTCAACTGTTTTTCACAATTTAACGGTCTTAGGAGATATTTCCTCTATTTCTTCACATAACCTAAGTATCTCTGAGGTATGCATGTCAGGAGCTTTTGCCTTTAATTTAAAAAGTTCTTTATAAAAGTAAATATAGTCTCTGTCTTGATTGACGTATTCTTGATCTCTAATATTAAAAATGTGATCTACATATGTCTCATAAATTGTAGCATCAATACACTTCTCTACTGGGTCATAAACAGAATTAGAGACAACATAGTCAAAGATGTCGTGACGGCTCACATTAATATTAAATATCTCTTCATTCACTTTTAAAGCTCTTTTATGCGTTTAATGACCATTTCGTAGGTTTCATCTGAAGGGTCATTCTTTCTATTTGGAGCAATCATTTTGTGCGATAGAATATTTTCTACTCCAAGGCCAAATTTATCCATAAGGTATTTGCATTTCTTGGCAGCAGAATCAATTTCGACCGCGCTTGGTGTGCGTTTGTTAGTATCTCCATAAAAAGAGATACCAATACTGTGACCGTTTAAACCGCTTACACCTTTCCAAGAAGATCTCCCAGCATGCCAAGCTCTTTTTTTGTCATAGACAAATTGCGTACGAGATCCATCAGGCGCAATAAGATAGTGATAACTAACCTTCGATGCAGCATTTAAAATCCATGAGCGAGTACCATCATGACTTCCACTGCTATGATGCAGAACCACATACTTAGGTTTGATCGTTCCAGATTGGTTTGGAGAAGCTTTATAAACTTCAGGGTAGTCCTCTTTGAATTCTTGAGCTGGAGGCTCTGGCTTTTCTGGCTCACCTTTATCATCATGAATCAGATTCTCCCAAATCATTTTCCATGTAGCGGGGCCATCAATCCCGTCAGCTTTAAGACCAAGTTTACCTTGGACTTCTTTAACGATTTTAGTTTTGCCAGAAAAGCGCACCCTTATTCCTCCTGAATTGAAGGTTCTGCCTCGGGTTTTGGTAGTTGAGCTTCAGCTTGTTCTTTAATTTTGGCAGCAAGAAAAGATCCAGCTTCAGCAACCTGAAGACCTTGAGCCTTGATTGCAAAATCAATGAGTTGTAGAAGTACGTTAGTTTCGTTCTCTTTTAAAGAAATTTTAATTTCGTTCATAGTTACTTAATAATAATAGGTATTAACCCTGTTATCAACTAAAATCTTCGTTAATACTCAACCAAGGAGGTGAGTCTGTTAAATTTGTCGGGTTTATTAATTTGTCGATTTTACTATCAAGGCCGCTCTTAATTTCCGCGACATCTAAAGTACTTTCAAGCCAATCTTCTACAGTTGACTGTGTGAGATCTTCGTATTCAATGTAATTTTCAGCTTGAGCTTCTCCTAGTGAGCAAGCACCATAGGTATCGGCAGTGTAAAGGTTACCATCTTCTCCCGTTTGGTCTGAGATGGCGGTCATACGCCAATGGATTGTGTGAATTACTCCAGTTAATGAATTTTGCGTTGGATATCTATCCATCGCACTGATTATCCAGTTATATGTATTTGTCATTTTTTATATGTTTTGTTGTTGTTAAGAAATTATTGCTCGATCAGTCGAGCGTCTCCAATTAGTACCGTCATAAGTAGCCATGACAGAGCCGCCCGTCTCGTCAGTAACATAGACTGACGACCCTGCGACCATGCCAGTCATTGCGTTGGTTTCCGCGACTGTTTTCGCGGCGTAGTTAATGAAACCACTAGCCTTAATGTTCCCTATCACTTCTAACTTCTCGGAAGGGTAAGATGTAGAAGACATTCCAATACCTACATTTCCGTTTCCATGTGCGAGTAAAATCGGATTAGCGTTACGATCTACAGCATAAAGTGAGAAAGAATTATAACCATTTACACCTGCACGAACATTAAGACCAGATGGGCGTTCACCAGATGAGGATTCGGAGTTGTAAATCAGAGAGGCTATCCCACCACCATCTGAATGTCTAAAATTACCTGATATTGACAACTTACCTGCATACGGTGTTCCGATATGCAATCCTTCTGATTTAATGTGCCCATCAACGTCAAGTTTTTCTTGTGGACTAGTTGTTCCTATACCAACTTTGCCAGTGTTTTTTAAGTGCAGTAAATCTTCGTATCCAGCTACACCGTGAGATATCCCAGTTAAATTATAAAAACCATAAGTTTTTAAGAACGTGTTGTCTTTGAGCTTCATGGTCAAAGCTCCATTATCTACCGCTCGTGTTACGATGTCTAATCTATACTCTTCATAAGTTCCATTTTGAGGGCTTAATCTAAATGTTCCGCTTGACGAATTTGTGGTGACATGAAGAGAAGAATCTGGATTAGTAACCCCTATACCAACGTTGCCAGAAGAGTCGATACACATTCTTTCCGTACCTGCTACAGTTGTATTATTTGCCGCAGTGAAAAACTTTAATGAAGTAGCAGCGTTTTCAATGGATGACCCTCCTCCAATATATAAATGACTAGATGTAGAGAAACTGTTCATAAACATGAACGTATGAGGCTCCTCTGCTATGTTATAATGTTCACCTCTAATTCTATTTGTTTTATTAGTATTAGCCGTTTTATGATCACTTATCCTTAATCTTCCTACTATATCTAACTTGTCTTCAGGAGATGTTGTTCCTATACCAACCAAACCAGCATTAAATGTCATGTGTGGATTGTTACCATCACCGTCTGCGAAAATTTTAGTTATTGCTCCGTCATCGCAGAAAGCAGCCCGAAACGCACCTGCTAATGTATGCTGATAAAAGCCTCCACCATTTCCATCCAATCTAACTTGACTTCCTACTACGTGTAGCTTTTGCGATGGACTAGTTGTTCCTATACCAACGTTGCCAGCATTAAATGTCATGTGTGGATTGCTACCATCACCGTCTGCGAAAATTTTAGTTGTTGCTCCGTCATCGTAGAAAGCAGCCCGAAACGCACCTGCTAATGTATGCTTATAAAAGCCTCCACCATTTCCATCCAATCTAACTTGACTTCCTACTGCGTGTAGCTTTTGCGATGGACTAGTTGTTCCTATACCAACGTTGCCAGAAGCAATATCAACAAAAACAGTATCATCTGCTACAGCCTCATTGCTAGAATTACCAACAAATAAACGACCTTCATTTAGGTTGGGGACTGCGTAGCCTTGATCCTCTACCCAAGATTGAGAAGCAATTTGCGAACCTGTGACTTGAACAGAACTACCACTAACGACTAAGGCATCAGAGGCAAATTCCCCCATGACAACCCTATCATCACTAAAAACCTCTACAATAGGTAGCCCAGCAGCGTCATTAACAGAAAAAATCGAACCTGTAACTTCATTGTCTACAGTAAACAATCTACCATTAGATCCATCAATCGTAAGCTTTTCAGAAACTCCTGTACCATAACTAGTTAAAGCTAGTTGGCCACTATTTTTAAACTCTAGACGAGCAGCTCCCACAAGAGAGTTGTCAAATGCACTCCCATAAGTAGTTCCTGTATTAAACTCAAGAATCCCTGAACTTGGATCTATTACTATATTTGACATTATATTCTATTCTACACTTATTTTAATTACGATTCGTCCAATTCTACGAAAATAACCTCGCCATCGTCAAATGTAGTAATGACAAGGGTTTTGTCGCCACTTTCATCTACTTCTTCTTTGATTATTTGTGGATTATTCATGAGAATATTTGTGAGTAATCTTTACCCCCCATTTTGGGGCCAACAAACATATTAGCTATAGCAAAACTACCATCATTTGGGCCTGTTCTATATGTGTGGTTTCTTAATATTAAAAATTTAAGATATTTAACTCCCCAAGGCATGTAATTTCCATCACCAAAATTACCCATAGTTGTATATGTAACATGTGCTCTAGTCCAATCTGTTGGATAAGTATGCATATAATTTCCATACATATAAGTTGCTCCCGCTCTACCATTTGAAACAGGAGTCCCTGATGGAGTATCATAACCAATATTAGGAAAAGTAACTGGACTGTCTGATGAATTGACCAATGTTAGTTTATAATCACCTTCAGATGTCAATTCTGGACCAGCATTACTATAATAAATGTTATACTGGCCATACCCTATTCTACTATATCTATGCGCTCTATAGTATTTTGGGTGATCTTCTGGATATAGTACAAGATGTCTATAATAATAAGTTGATCTAGTATCCCAACCAGAATTACTGGAGACATAAGCATAAGAGTCACCAGCAGTTAAATCTCTAGAAAGATATGTATTAGCTCTTCCACCTAAACTTCTTTGATCTATTCTATAATTATCTTCATCATATGGAAACATACCAATATGACCCCCAGATTGATTACCATTACTATCTAAAGTCAAAGTTTTAACGTAGGTTATTTGTTGGTATTCTTTGAGTAAGGTTTCACCATCATCACTAATATCTGGATAAAATTTATCAGTACCAACAGCTGAACTTCCGTTACCTCCATTGATTTTTAAATAACCGTTATCTCTATTGGGTAAAGGCCCACCAGAAGATACATACTCACTAGCCCAAGAGAAACCCTGAGATCCATTATGCAGATCCCCGTTCTCAAACATTCCGAATGTGTTATGTAATACTGAAGCTCCCATATCTTATATTTCAAATCTACCTCTTTGAGCGTTAAAGTTTTGGAGGACTTCTGAGACTGTTAAGGCTTTGTTGTATACTTTAAAATTAGCACAATTATTAAGATGACTGTAGTTACTATAAAATGAGCCAGTGCTTCCACTTCCATAATTGAAAGCACCTATCATGTATAGTTGACCCGAAACATAAGTTACACTTGTATCTGTAATTGTTCTATTATTTGCTATACCATCTACATATATTTTGCAAACCCCACTACTCACTGTTACAGTAATATGATGCCAACCCTGTGTAACTGCTTGCTTACCACCAGCGCTACTCGTCCATGTAGTGCCTCCATAACCAATATCCCAATACCCTTGATATGTGCCAGAGTATATCCTGTTATTATTTACATTATAACCATATAAAAGATTGTTTGAGCTATTATTAATTTTTATAAAATACTCTATGGAAAAATTCTGCGTATCGTTAAATAAATCATCAACATCATAACCCACATAATCATTACTGCCATCGAAAACTAATGAACCACCATTTGCAGAATCGAAAGTAGGGCCATTAGTCAGAGTGCCATTATTACCATTCCCGCTTCTATCATACCAAGTAGTGCCACTACCTCCATACGACTTACGATCCCCCGCATCTAAGCAGAGGACAAGCCCATCTGTTATTATTTTTGGTTGATATGCTATAGCCATAATTATGAGAATCTACCTTTTGTGGCGTTGTAGTTTTGGAGGACTTCATCTGCTGTTAAAGCTTTGTTGTACATCCTTGCGAGGTAAATAGTGCAGAGAGTGTAGTAATTAGAATAAAACCCTGCAATATTAAATTTTTGACCAGAATAAGCTCTTACTTCTGTAAAATTACATGTATCACTATCTTCTAGATTTCCATTGACATACAATTTAGCCTCTCCGTTGTTAAAAGTAATTGAGATATGATATAAAGTACCAACAACATAATTATAAGATGTTCGTAATAAATGGGCTGATCCTCCTCCATATGGTTCAAACGCCGCTACTATTACGCTTGGACCACTAGCGCCATCACCCCCAAAAAACCATTCATTATTGTCTCCTGCACCAGTCTGCCATTTAGAGAAAAAAACACTTCGCCAATCTGTATGGTTAGCATTAAATTTACCCACAGCCTCCGCAGTAAAATTAGTTCTATCATAATCAAAATGATCTATTTCTACTTTTTCATCTGTACCACCGAAAGTTAGGCTTCCACTTTTATCACTACCGTCGAAATCAGAACCCTCCATATTTTTAAGAGTACCATTTCGATTTTGACCACTTCTATCAGTCCAAGTATTACCACTCCCTGAATACGACTTACCATCCCCCGCATCTAAGCAGAGAATTAAACCATCAGTAACTATTTTTGGTGAGTGGGATAATGCCATAATTAAATATCCATTTGACCCGTAGGAGTCCAATCTTCGCCAGCAAGAACCTCAAGGATCTGACTGTGAGAGTATGGCCCTTCAGTATTAGCTAAACCAGAAACAAAAGATGGAGTTTCACCCTCCCATTTAACAAACGATTTTGTTTCATCTACTGACAAGCGCAGCGTTTCCGTTGAGGTTTCCAACACGTTTGTGAAGTCAATTGAATCAACTTCCGACATATTAAAAATTAAGTAATTCCTATTTTGGAACATATTTTTATTTATTTTAAATGTTTTTCTAATGCATCTACATCCTTACGGGTTCCATACACCACATAATTATACTGACCATTGGGGGCTAATCCACTGACTTTTATTCTTTTATTGTTTTGCTCCATGACAAAGAGCTGCTGCATCTGACCAACAGAAGTTAATTGTACTGTCACACTGTCTTCGTGAACAAGCCAATCCCATTCTTCTGGTAGTTCAACTACTTCTTGATCTGATTTACCCCGAACATATACGCTATGTTCGTCGGTCTCAACTACACCGTATTGGAGGCGACCACCTTTTTCGGGGTTGTCAATTATAAATGATTTAGTTGTAGCTGCAAAGTGACCATTAACCTCAAGTTTAGCAGAAGGACTATTTGTTCCTATACCAACGTTGCCGTTAGATTTTATAAACAAATCATACCTAGATGTGGCTCCTACGGTATCCGCATTAATAGCGAGTCCACCTAAATTAGAATTACTCCATATGCTGTAAACCTCATCATTAGTATCAAGCGTAATACCATTACTATTAGCTAAGGCTATATTTATATCTAATTTTGATGCTGGACTAGTTGTTCCTATACCAACGTTGCCTGTGTTTCCTTTTAGTATAAATTGAGTACTACCTGCTAATTCAAAGTCAATATCTGAAGAGACTCCTCCTCCTCGGAATTTTAAGCCTCTATTAGGTTGTCCTACTTGAACAATTCCACCAGATGTTACACCTAGTAAATCGTACACGGTAGCGCCACCGTCTTTGCTCCGAATGAAGCTGTTGTTTTTTATAAAAATGCTACCCTCTACATGTAATGTTTGGGTTGGTGAGGTTGTTCCTATACCAACGTTATTTGTATCTTTTTCTAAAAACAACCCATTAGTTCCATCTGCCCTTAAATGTAGCGAGTTCCACCCATTTCCAGAAACATCTAGAGCATCTGCTCTAAATTCATCAATTCCTTGGATGTAAAACCTAACCCCAGTTGATGTGTTTCCTATTTTTACATTACCATTAATTTGTAGTTTAGCGTTTGGACTCGTTGTTCCTATACCAATATTAGTTCCATCATCATACATGACAGAATCATCAAGAATACTGCCATTAAACTTAACAATCCTATTGGTAACGATATTTGTTACTCCAACAGAACCTGATACACTTAAATTCCCGCTTAAAGTACCACCTGATAGTGGTAAGTAAGTGGAAGAAGCAGAACTAGTAGTAAGGTAAGTGTTACTATCTACGCTACCGTTAGCTTTGAGGAATTGTGATGAAGTCCCTCCTGATTTGATAAGTGATGTCGCAGTAACTGAACTTGCAGTGATATTATTTAAACTGAATTGATCACTATTACTAATGGTTAACCCTGACATAGCTAACGCTGAATCGCTACTCATGTCTGTAAAGTTATTACCCCCAGCCAATTCCACGCAAGTTACTCTTAAATTCTTGTTATTTGCGCCAGTAGGTACAGCTACAGAAAGACTATAGACAAAAGAACTTTCTTGTTTAAGATATACGTGCCAAGAATCATTAGTTCCATTATCAGCCCCGTTTCCGTGACCGTTATGGTCAGTAAGAGGGCGTAATCTCCGATAACCAACTGCAAATGAATTGTAACCACCGCCCCAAAGATATGTGCTAGTACCACTATTACCACCTGTTTCAGAGCCTACAGTAATTAACATCTGAACAGTTCCTTCTGTATCAGTCCATTTACCTAACTTTTGTAAGTTGCCCGCAGAAACACTTTTCTTCCATGTTCTTCTCGCTGTAATTCCATGAGACTCACCAGTATCAGAATCAGCAACAAAATTAATTGCATCTGGTGAAGGAAATGTGACGTTGCCTGTTAGTGTTCCACCTGCTAGTGGTAAGTAAGTAGAAGATGCAGAGCTTGTAGAAAGACCCCCAATATCACTTAGGACTTGTGATCCAGTTCTATATTTAATAATCCCTCCATCGCTAATCAAGAATTTGTCAGTATCGGTAGTTCCAGCTGCGATAGTATTAATTTTTACATCACCATTAACCTCAAGTTTAGCAGAAGGACTTGTTGTTCCTATGCCAACATTGCCACTTGAATCAATAAATAACCTATCTGCACTATTTGTTCTTAATTTTAAAGTATTCCCTTGTCTATAAATAGCTTCCGAACCGGCTCCTATCGCTAATCGAGTTAATGCACTTCCGCTAGTAATTTTGACACCATTTCCACTATTATTTAATACTAAATAGTTTTGTCCTTGAGCATCAATGTAAGCGTCAGAACCGTCCCCACGCATTCTGATATACTTACCATCAGTAAGACCCTCAAGCTTGAAACCATAACCGTTTTCTTTTATGTGTAGCTTATAGCTTGGACTAGTTGTTCCTATACCAACGTTACCGTCTTCATCGACTCTAACCGCTTCTCCTGAGTTTGTATTAAGGGTAATATACCCAGTAGCGTAGTCATTGTATAACCCTAAATTAGTCTGAGTAGTATGGATGGCTCCCCTTGTAAAGTAGTTAGCTGTACCTCCAAAATAGATCTTCCTTGTCGTTGGGTGATTACCTATGTATAAATCACTATCCCCAATATCCAAGCCACTTCTTGGACTTGTTGTTCCTATACCAACGTTGCCGTTACCTTTTATTCTTGCCTTTTCAGAATTACCAGCAAAGAAGATTATATCATCATCTGCTGATGTTCCAGTTCTTAAGACAATATCATCCAAAGCATACAAATCAATTTGTCTTCCCTGCAAAACGGTTGTATTCGTTGCTACTCCGTTTGCTGGTGATGTTGAGGATTTGTAAAGTTTGTTTTCTGTTTCTCCATTTAAAGAAATAGTCCCATTGACATCTAGTGAAGAAATTGGACTACTTGTTCCTATGCCAACGTTGCCTGTAGCACCGTCAACCCGCATTAACTCGTTTATACCGTCTCTGTCAAAAAATGCCGTATATCCGCTCCCGCTGAAGGAAAGTTGTAATTGTCTTTTAGGGTATATGTTATTATATAACCACCCTAAGTTTATAGCGTTTGCGTTTGAAGCGAGATATAATGAGCCGTTAGTGCTAACTCTTAGCTTACCTACATTAGAAGATGTTCTTACGTTGAATTCAAAAGCATTGCTTTTTGGAAGTATATTAACATCGGAATAAGTGGAATTATAAATACCACCCCCGTTTTCTGCGTCTAAACTTACACTTTGTGCGTATGTATCACCATTAACATGAAGCTTATAGCTTGGACTAGTTGTTCCTATACCAACTTTGCCGTCACTTGTTACTCTAGCGTATTCAGTGTGATTAGAAACAAATCTCCAACCATTAGTATCAAGAAATAACTTTCTACTATTATCAGCTGTTTTGATATATCCTCCATTAGTAGAGTTAGTCGTTCCTCCAACTTGGAACCCATTAATTTGAGCATGAGCATATCCATTAGAATTGTTTGCATAAATTGGAACAAATCTAGTACCACCAAGTCTTGCGACAGAACTATCTTTAGAAACTCCAAGCGATCCTGTTACATGAAGATCATAACTGGGAGAAATAATCCCTCCAACACCAACCCTGCTAGTTGAACCATCTATCATTAATGGGGTAGTAGTCACCCCACCATCATTTACTTTAAAGAAGATATCTTGGTTATTACCACCGTTTTGCAAGGTAAGATCA